CAAGATAATTTAAGAGAGATATTAAAAGGTTGGAAAAGAGAAGTTAATTATGATTTTTTCAAAGTAATTAAAGGTATAGTTCACGCTTATACTGATTTCCCTGGTTATCTTAAACCAACAAAACCAGGTTCTTTAGATTTAATTGGTGATATATTTAAAATTTGGCAGCATAATAATACTAATTTAATTAAAACAATACACGGTTGGCAAGAGCTAGATTTAAATAAAACTATACACGCATTTCAGTATAAAGATCTTCCAGTTTCAGTAATTACCACTTATTTATCTGATTTAGCTGCTATTTTACAAGCAATAAGCCCCGTAGATCTTTCTGCTAATGTCATGAGTTGGGCACTTTATAATTTACAATTAAAAATACTTCCAGATCCTTATAGACCAGATTTTCTTCCAGCAAGTATTTATGGAATCGCGCCAAAAGATCTTCAAATTTCTATTCAAACTAGAAAAGAGATCGAAAAACAGTTTAATTTAAGAGCAACTATAGAAAGATTTCCAAGAACAGATTTACAATCCTTAATTAATGCTATAGCTCCAAAGGATTTAGCTGTTTATCTTACTGCAAGAGGATACGTCAGTAATTTACAATGTTTTATTTACCCTAAAGTAGTTTTTGTTAAAACACTTATGAATGTGTCTTACTTAGAAAACAGAGACTTGAAGGCTACTGTAAACTTTCCTTGTTTTAATTCTGACTACAGAGATTTAAATTATACTTTATTTTCTATGCACAGCGTAGGACTTAAAGCTATACTATTTGGTACCGACGGCAGTAATATAAGAAATTTAAGATTTTTAATTAATGCTTCTGATTACATCACTCAAAATAAGATTGATGTAAGTTGTTTTAATCAAACCCAACATAGTACAAGACTAGATGTATTACAGACCAAAAGACAGCTTCCATATTATGTTGATAAATTGAACGCCATTAGTAGTGGTGGCGGACCATATAGTAATATTAGCATGCGTATTATAGGTGATTATATTACTAGTGATTTAGCTGTAGGTATTATTCCTTATATTAATATTAACTACATAGATCCTAATACAAAGTATAGGGTTATAACTTTAAAATTAGAAAATAACCAAGAAGAGTGGAGAAAATACGTAGAAATTGCTTTTAATAGTTATGCTAGAAGTTATTATTATTTCTCTGGTAATAAAAAAGCATATAAAGAGTTTAAAGACGAGCACTGGGAAATACGAATTCAAGGTTACAGTTTATTAAATCTACCAGAAGGGATAGATCGTTCAAAAGTAAGAACTAAATATATTTTTAGTTTAAATAATTATAATTCTATAGATGAAGCAATTAGAGACATGATTGAAAGAGTTACAGAGTTCAAATCTTCTGATTTATCTGGAACTATTTTAGGTGTAGTGTAAATTTTTACTTGACAAATACATTTCTTGTATTATATTATTCTTATATAATTAAATAAAAAATAAAAAAACTTAAAAAAACACTTGACAAACACACTTTTATGTATTATATTATGTTAAGCTTGAAAAAGTTTAAGATTAATAAACTAACCTTTCTATAGTTAGACAATAGAAATTAAACTAGAAAAAAGAAGAGGTATAAATGGAATTTTTTATCAAGACTGACGCCGCACAGCGTGCCGTCAAGCTGTTGAGTGTTACAGCTAAAGTAAACACTTATTCGTTCGATGGTCAAATTTTAATCAAAACACTAGAAGATAAAGTATTGTTTTTATCAAACAATGGACAGTCAGGTATATCGTGTGAAGTACCTGCCAAAATCAAATCTCCTGGTGAAACTACAGTAACTTATAGTAAAATGAAGTCTTTTATTATGACGTTTGCTTCATGGGATGGAGAAACTGGTTCTAAAGAATTTCAATTTATTACTAAGGCTCCCAGATTAAATATAAATGTAAAAACTACATTAGAGAATGGAACTAAAACTAACAGTAGTTTAAAATTAGACCAAATGAAATCTTCAGCGTTTGTCTCACATGTCAAACTTAACGAACCAAATCTTATTATCAACTCAAGCCTTTTAAAATCAGCAATAGACAAGGCAATTTACGCAATTGATCCCAACAGCGGAATAGATTATGTAAAAGGACTTCGTATTCTTGTTGATGGTAAAACTATTAGATTCACTTCCACTAATGCTAAGGTGTTATCAGACTACGCAGTATCTGGAAACAATACCAAACTAGAGGATGGAGATTACTTTCTTTCTTATGAATTTATCATGGGACTAAGACGAGTATTAATTGATGATGCCCAGTTGTTTTTCGAGATCACATCTAAGAAAACTATTTTAGCAATTGATGATGTTATATTTTGGTCAACTACTTTATCTTATAAAGATTACCCAGAATATATGGGAATATTTGAAAAATTTGAAAAGTCTATAGAAGTGGAAAGAGAAACTTTGCTTAACGGAATAACATCTTTTGCGGACGTTCTTAATACAGAAGATTATAATAGAGTAACTGTATCAGTAAAAGACAATGTGCTTTCTTTAATATCTGACGACGCATTGTTTGAATATCCTGGAATAATTAGTAAAGATGAGTTTAGTTTAGATGTAGATGGAGTAGCGTTGAAAAATACGTTATTTGCACTCGGAGACGACACACTTAAAATTAAATGTATAGATTCTAAGCATGGAATGATACTTGAATCTTCTGGCTTCGAAGACCATAGAGCTTATGTAGTTAATTTAACAGATAGATAAACATTATGTCCACCGAAGATAAATACATTAAAGAGCTAGGTTTTGCATTAGATGGTGTAATTAATGAAAGTCCATTGATTCCAGAAAAGATTAGGTATGCAACCCTATTAGGCGCATGTATAAATATTTTAAAGAAAAATAATTATGCTGTAATAAAACAACCTAAAGCTGCTGCACGGGTAAAAAACTCAAAAAATCTAGTAGACCTTTATTATCATCTACTTCAATTTAAATATGGAGGCAGTATAACTCCTTGTAGAAATGATAAAGTTGATTTTACAATAGCAAAACTATTTGTTACAAAAATACAAAATAGTTCTAAAATAGAACGTGATATGGCGTTATCAAAATGTGTAAAAATTATAGAAGGTGTGTTTAAATATAGTAAAGAATTGAATATACACCCAGAAGTTCTTACATCATTTAGATTATTTGGTCAAGGTAAACTTGGCTGGATTACAGAACGTGTAATTTCATTGTTAAATAATAAACTATATGATGATAGTGATTGGATCAATAAAGTAGATAAAGACACTGAAAAATATGCAGAAGATAATAATATTGAATTTGGCTTACCGAATTTAGAAGAATTAGCAAACAAAGTGAGGAGGAATTTGAATGGTAAAAAAGAAAACAGAAAAAAAGACAAAATTAGTTGAAAACAAAGCTGCATCAATAGTTAGGGCAGCTATTAAGAAGAAGTATGGTAATGTAATGGGTCCCCTTTCTGATGGAGTCAGTAAGATTAAGACAGTTAGTACAGGGTCATTGAGTTTGGATTTAGCTCTTGGTCGTGGCGGTATGGCACTAGGAAGAGTATATGAGATATATGGTCCCAATAGTAGTGGAAAAAGTACCTTGGGTGTACATGTTGTAATACAAGCTCAAAGACGAGGCATGAGATGTGCTTATTTGGATGCAGAACAGGCGGTAGACCCTAAACTTTTTGAAAACTATGGGGTGGATTCTAAAAAATTAGATTTAGTACAAGCTTACGGTGGAGAACCAAATCTAGATATTTTAGAACAATTAATTAGGACAGGACAATATTCTGTAATTGTAATAGATAGTGTTGCAGCTTTAATACCTATGGCAGAAGCAGAAGCAGATATGGATAAGGAACATATGGCACTTCAAGCAAGGCTGATGTCTAAAGCGCTTAGAAAACTTACACCACAAGCAGCTGAGAATGAAACTCTTTTAATTTTTGTAAATCAATTGCGTATGAAGCTTGGTGGTTATGGTAATCCAGAGACTACTACTGGAGGGGAAGCTCTTGCTTTTTGGGCAACTGGAAGAATAAGTATGAGAGGTCCAGAATCCAGAGCACGTAGGTTATCTGATGCTAGTGGAGATGTATATGGTCATATAGCAGTACATGAAGTTATTAAAAATAAACTTGGAGAACCTTTTAAAAAAGCAAATTTAGATTTAATTTATAATAAGGGTTATGATTTTCAAAATGAGATATTAGATATGGCAGTTAGTTTGGATATTATAGAAAAAGCAGGTTCTTGGTTTAAATATAAAGGTGAGAATTTGGCACAGGGTCAATTTAATACTTCTTTAGTTTTGAAAGACGATGTTAAGTTATTCAATGAAATAAGAAAAAAAGTAATTCAAACTGTAGGATTGGAAGAAGCTTATGAGTCTCATAGCAACCCAGGTCCAAAATATTCTTGAAGAGCTATTTCCTGCTAAACCATTTAAGCAGGTTACTTGTGAATATTATATAAATTACAAAGGTCAAAAACTGTTCTTTGACTTTCACATAAAGAAATTAAATGTGGTAGTAGAGGTTCAGGGACAGCAACACACTAAGTTTGTTAGTCATTTTCATGTAACTAGAGATAATTTTCTTAAACAAAAAGAGAGAGATAATTTGAAGCGAGTTTGGGCTGAAGAAAACGATGTCAGTTTAGTACGTTTTAATTATGATGAAGAAATAACAAAACAATTAGTGCTGCATAAAATAGATAAATCAATAAAGGACGGTTTTTATGAGTGATAAAAATCCAAAACGAATGTATACAGACGACGCAATCAAATACAGAAAAGATTGTGGTGATTTTATTTGTCTCAATGATGGTACTATTTTTAGGGAATGTAAATACTGCAATCTAAGTTTACAATGTAAACAAATTGATGTGGTTAACGGAGAACCTATCCAAATGGAGTCTCATTATTGCCCAATAGTAGACCCAGAAACCCAAAAAATAATAGAGTGGGAATACTACTGCACTGGTAAACATGACAAGCGGACATTAAATGAACGCAAAGATGGTGATGATAAAGCATCATAGGAGGTTGTATGGATAATGGATTACATTCGTTTAAAAAGATACATATTAATCAAACTTTTTTAGATAAAGTTTGGAATTTTGACCCTACTACTCTAGGATCATTAGACGATTTAACTATAAGTCAATATTCTATAGCTTTAGCTCAATATTTGATTTTTTTCAGATCTGAATTAAATAAAACTAAGGCAACAATAGTAAAGAAGAGGAAGTTTTTAGACTCTTCAATATCAATGGCTATTAATGATAAGATATCAAAAAAATATAAAACAAAAACCGCAATTCACGAATATTTAATAAACACTCTTCCTGAATTATCAAAACTTTCAGAAGAACTTTCAGAATTACAGTCAGAAGTAACACACTTAGATGGAGTAGATAAATCTGTAAGTGAATACATTGCTACGTTTAAAAGAGAATTAGGTAGACGTGAGAAAGAATTATTTGCTATTAGGGCAGAAAGGAGAGCATAGTGTCAGTAGAAGAAGATAAATTAATTTTTTCCAAACCATCAGATGAAAGAACACTATTATCCTATTGTTTTAAAAGTACAGATTATTTGTATGATTTGGCTGCCAAAATAACTGAAAAAGATTTTCTTTCAAAAGAGCATCAGATGTTATATATGATGATGAATAATTTATTAAAAACTGGCGTGAATAATATAGATATGACCATGGTTATAGATAACGCTCAAGGCGGCGACGTTGTCGACACTATTGGTGGTGTAGGGTATGTACAATCAATAGGCAATATTGAATCTTCCCCAGAAAATTTTCAAACATATATAAATACTGTGCTTGAAGCTAGTACTAAATACCAAGCGTACAGAACATTAAAGAATCATATAAAAGATATTCAAGACAACGCTAAAGAAGGCAAAACTAGTCATGAATTGATTAGTAGTGTAGAAGCCAACATGTTAGATATGACATCTTTGTCTATGCTTAGTGATGATCCTATAAGGTTTGGAGACACTATTGAAGAATATTTAGAAGCTAGAAGACATACTAAAATAGAAATGACTGGAATATCTACAGGATATCCAGTATTAGATAGACAAATAGACGGCATGATTCCAGGAACATTAATGATAATAGCCGCAAGAAAAAAGATGGGTAAGAGCGCTTTGCTGACTAATATAGCCATATATAATGCTATAATGGAAGAAAGACCAGTATTGTATATAGATACTGAATTGACGTTTTTGGAATGGCAGACCAGAGCTTTATCAAAAATTTCTGGGGTAAAAGAACGTGACATAAAACATGGAGGATATAGTCCTGAACAGGACAGGCGTTTGAAAGCAGCGCAAGTATTAATAAAAAACAAGAAACTTTTTCATAAATACATGCCTGGGTATAGTGTTGATAAAGTTATTTCTTTATGTAAAAAATATAAATTGAAGGAAGATATAGGTCTTATTGTATTCGATTATCTAAAAGAACCAGATCTATCTACTAACACTGATAATAGAAGAGAATACCAACTACTTGGGGATATAACTACTAAGCTAAAAGATTTAGCTGGGATATTAGATATTCCTGTACTTTCTGCTGTCCAATTAAATAGACAAAACGATATTGCAGATAGTGATAGAATAGCTAGGTTCGGAGATATTGTAGCTATTTGGGGTATTAGGTCAGAAGCAGAAAAAGAGGAAGCAGGTCCAGGTTCTGGTAGTTATAAACTTCATATTAAAGATACTCGTAGAGGAGGCAGTACACCTGAAGGCGGTATAGGTTATATGTTTTTTAAAAATAGACTAGATATACGAGAAATTCCACCTAGTGAACAGTACTACTTAAATTATGGAGAAGACGCAAACATAGATGATGTTGATGATGGATTATACGAAGAGATGGTAGATGATGAGCTCGCATAAACAAAACGATATAATGTTTAGAGATCGTATTGATGCTGTAAAACAAATACTTGATCCTATGTACGTAGTGGAAAGTCTAGGTTTTAAAATAACAAGTGAAACTGTAAAAGAAGCTAGAAGTGCTTGCATAGTACATGGTGGAGATAATACTACTGCTTTTAGACTAAATAAAGATTTAAAAACTTGGTGCTGTTTTACACACAAATGTAATGAAAAAACTGGCAATGACATGTTTGGTCTTGTAATGGCAGTAAATAGTTGCGGTTTCATGGATGCTTTAGAATACTTAGAAAACATTACTGGAAGTAAGAGTATTAGTAAAGAAGAACTTATTTCTTATAAAAGAAAAAGAGAAAGACAGGAATTTGTAAGATTAAATAGTTCAGATTATAATAAAGAAAAACCATCAATAGTAGACAAAGAACGTTTGAAATATTATAAACCTTATAGGTCTACCTTTTTTATACATGAAGGATTTTCGCCACAAACACTAGACCATTTTAATATAGCTGGTGGTTATTCTGACAACAATGGACTTGTTAGAGACATAATTCCTATCTATAATGAAAAAAATGAGCTCGTAGCTTACAGTTTAAGAGACATTAGGGAAGGAGTTAGTGTTAATGATAAGAAATATGTTTTAACGCCGGGATTCGATAAGAATTCTGCTTTATACAATCTAAACAAGGCTAAGTCTATAAAAAATTTTCCAATGATAGTGGTAGAAGGGTTTAAAAGTGTATGGAAACTGTATGAGATGGGAATAAATAATGTAGTAGCTTGTATGGGTTCTGGTATTACTGAAGGACAGGTAAATTTGTTATGCACATATGCACCTAAAGGAGTTGTATTATTTTTAGATAACGATAAGGCTGGAATGGAGGGCGTTAAAAGGTCGTATGAACTATTAAAAAACAAATTAGATGTGTATATAGAAATAATAACAGAGACAGACGATAACGGAAAAGGGCTAGACCCAGCCGATTTGTCAAAAGAAGAATTAATTTATTATTTAAATGATTATATAGAAAAGGAGAACGAATTATGTTAGGTGAAAATTTTGTAACGTTAGTAGGTAGTATCTCTAGAGGTACTTATAAAGAAGTAGGGCAGTTCAATACTGGATTGTTTAAAGGTAGTTTATCTATTCCTACTGATAAAGGACACAACCAGTATTTAAAAATCGCAGGATGGCAGGATATTGCTGAAGCTTTAAGAGATGTAGGTAATCAGGCAATACTTAAGATACACGGTCATATAGAAGAGAGTAGTTATGACGGAAAGTGCAGACATTGCCAAGCCCCAGAAAAGAAATATTGGACTGAGGTAGTTGTAGATAATTTTGTAATTGTTCCAGAGGAGGAGTAATATGACAGACTCGGTTTATTTGGTTGTGGTCAATCCTTATGGAGAACAAACAGACCATTTTACAATTGAGTGTGAAACTGTAGAAGAAATGAGAGAAGTTTATAGAAGAGAACGAAAACATTATTATAGTCATGTAGCAATTTTATGTTATGAGGCTACGGAAATAAAGGGAGAATAAAATGGATGAACAAATATTTAATGGACTTCCAACACTATCGTTGATGCCATTAACAGAAACACAATTTAGGGTAGTAAAACAACTAAGTATTACTATTCCAAGAAAAGGGATATATAGTGAAATACAACCTAAAGTGTTTAATGAAAAAGATGGAGGATTTGATGTATTAAATGATGATGTATTATATCTACCATCTATTACTAAAATCTTACTGGCAACCAACAAATATCCAGATCTGAAACAGAATCAAATATTTACACCGTTGTCGTTTGAATTTAGTGATGATGATGTACGTATTAGAGGAAGTATAATAGAAATAATTAAAGTAAAAGGAATTTAATATGGAAAACGAAGAAAGAAAAACTAGTTTACTAGATGTTATTCATAGATGTCTTGCATGTAACGAGATGGCTTTTGAAGTAGAAAAAAACAAATACGAGTGTGGAGATACTAATTGTAATTTCACGTGGGAAGTATTAGATTGTGAGAAATAATGCCTGATTATTATAAAATTTTAGGTGTGAGTAAGGAAGCAGACGCTGTAGAAATAAAAAAAGCGTATAGAAGAGCTGCAGTAAAGTATCATCCTGATAAAAATCCAGGAGACGATAAAGCTGAGGCTAAATTTAAACAGATAGCAGAAGCTTACGAAACTCTTGGAAACGATACTAAAAAGAAAGAGTACGATAATCCTAACAGGTTTGCACAAGGCATGCATGGTGGATTTAATCCGTTTGATATTTTTAATAGTATGAATAGACCACACCAAAGACCTCAAAACAGACCAATTAGAGGCAAGGATCTACATGTGGTAGTTCCTGTGTCACTATATACCCTATGTTTTGGTGGAAAAGAAACCTTCACTGTTTCTTATGATACTTTTTGTGAAGTTTGTAAAGGTAGAGGAGCAACAGAGTTTGAAACTTGTTCAGAGTGTGGAGGTCAAGGAGTGTTTATGCACACTAGGACTATGGGTAATATGACTACTTCGTCTTCAACACCATGCCAAAGTTGTAGAGGACTAGGACAAAAATCTATTGATAAATGTTCTGAGTGTGGTGGAGAAGGTGTTATTAAAGTAACTAATGCTAAATTCTCTATAAATATACCTAAAAATACACGTGATGGAGCAGTTAATAATATGATTGGTGTAGGACCTATTGGATTGAATGGTGGCTCTAATGGAAGTATTGTTGTAAGGTTAGAAATGAGGAAGCCAGATATTGATAAATTATCAGAAGAGGAGATAGAAATATTAAAAAAACTATAAAAAAATTCAGAGTGTTAAGTTTTGATGTATCTGCTGCTTCAACTGGTTGGGCTTTCTTAGCAAATACTCGTAATAAATATGTGTTTGGTACTATAAAGACTAAGGCTAAATTAGACACATCAGAAAGACTGCACATATTTAGAAAAAAGATTATTAGAATAATTAAAAAGTATAAACCAACAACTGTTGTGTTAGAAGATACATTTGTAGGTATGAATCCTAAAGTAAACAAACTTCTATCTAAGTTTGGTGGAGTAGCCGAACAAGTAGTATTTGAATTACTGAAAATTCATCCAATAATAGTTAGTAATAAAACAGTAAAAGCTTTTTTTGGTGTAAAGAAAAAAGATAAATTGTTTATAGTAATAGCAGATTTATTAGAATGGGATACAGAGGAATGTACATATAAAAAATATAATGATATGGCAGACGCAAGTGCTCAATTAATGTACGCTTGTGATAAATTATTGAAAGTAAAATGTGTTAGAAAGGAAGAAGACTATGGGTACAAATTCAGATTATAGTATGCTATCAATAGCATCTTATGAGCAATTTAAAACCTCAGCATTAGAATCTATTATAGCCATGTTTAAATCAGGAAACATTGAATTAGATTTTGATACAAGACAGTATGCGGTGGATTATATAGATAGACTTTCTGTGTTGTATGGTTTATCTAAATCATTAAGACTTAAAACAGAAAGATTTAAGTTTGAGGATGATGGTGATGGTAACGAACTTATCACAGAAGAGTATGTTAAATATGGGGATGCAGAAAAAGTAATAAATGATGTTATTGATAAACTTACTTTATGTATTGTACATATTACTACTACTGAGATTAAAGATTATTTAACTAGAGAAGGAGTAAAATGAAAACTATAAAATTAAGTGCAACTAGAATCAGTACTTTTTTGAGATGTAAAAAGAAGTATTGGTTCCAATATAAAGAACATATAGTGAGAATGGCTAAAACTGTTTTTAAATTAGGAACAGCTTGTCATGAGTCTTTAGAGATGGCAGGAAATATTTGGGTCAAGAAAGGAAAATTCTCTGCTAAAGACAAAGAAAAGATTTTTGATTTTTATGACAGAGTCTCGGTACGAGAAGGCATCGAAGAATTAGAAATACATGCTGAAGGAAAACGGTTAGTTAAAAATCGTATAGACAACTTTGGTATAGGAACTAAAATTATAAGTCTGGAAGAAAAGTTTGGCTTTCCTAAAAGTAAACATTCTAATTTAAAAACTAGTTTAGGTGTCCCGTTAATCGGAGCAATGGATAAAATAGTGGAATTAGATGAAAATTCTTTGCTTGTTATTGACTATAAAACATCTAGAACAGCTCCTACAAGTGACCAATTACAAGAAGACTTGCAGTTATCGTTATATGATTTGGTGGCTAATATACTATATCCACAATACGATAGAATTATATTATGTTTAGACATGCTTAGATCGAACCCAGTATATACTTATAGAACTCCTCAACAAAGAGAAGATTTTAATAAATATTTATTGGTAGTTCATGAAGAGATGACTAATTTAAAAGAAGAGGACGCAGAAGCAGAACTGAACACATTTTGTCCATGGTGCGATTTTAAAGAGTACTGTGACACTTATGAAAAAGCGTGTAATAAAACTGATTATGAGTTTTTTCCAGTAGCAAACCTTACTGATTCTCAATTAATAACAGAACATGAGACGGTTAAAAGAACTGCAAAGATTTTAGACACTAGGAAACGAGAACTAGCTATGGTTATAATGGAAAAAATCAAGCGAGAAGGTGTAAATCTCGAAGGTGATGCAGAACAAATGTACATTAGACAGAGTTCTAGAACTAATTATGACGCTAGAGAAGTTTCTAAAGTGATTCCACAGGAAGATTTTGCAACGATGGTTACATTGAGGAAGAAAGATGTAGATGCATATTGCTCTAGACATCCTAAAATAAAAAAACAAGTAGAGATAAGCTCTACCACAAACTATACATCACCATTTTTGGCAACTAAAAAATTACAAAAGGAAAAGAAATGAAGAGAAAATTAAATAAACAAATGAAAGGTAAAAAAATAAGGGTACTAGCTTACTGTGACTCCCCAACATGTGCTACAGGGTTTGGCACAGTTTCACGTAATATTTTTGAGGCTCTGTACAAAACTGGAAAATACGAAATAGATATTTTAGGTATTAATTATTGGGGAGATCCCCACACTTTTCCATATAGGATTTGGCCCACAGGCACAAATCAACACAGAGACCCTTATGGAAGAGAAAAAGCAATGGGAATGATTCCTCAGATGGAGTATGATATATTATTTTTCTTACAAGATACTTTTATACTAGAGTTTATGCCACAACTTTTGGAAAACCTTAAAAGCGCTGGAAAAACTTTCAAGTCTATATGCTATTTTCCAATTGATGGTATACCAAAAGAAAACTGGATTAAAACAGTGAATTCTGTAGATTGTTTGGTGGCGTATTCTGAATACGGTAAAAAAATGTCCGAAGAAGCTTATCCAGATGTTAAATCTTTAAGAACTATACCTCATGGTGTTAATGTAAATGATTTTAAAGTATTACCTGAAGAAGAGGTAAAAAAGTTTAAAACCATGTACTTTGGAAAACACGCTAATAAGTTTATTGTAACTAATTTAAATAGAAACCAACATAGGAAAGATATTCCTAGAACAATTGCAGCTTTCAAAGAATTTAGAAAAGAAGTACCAAATTCTATTTTATACTTACATATGGCAGCACGAGATCAGGGCTGGAATCTATTAGAGGTAATTAAAGCTTATGGTTTTAATACTCAGGAAGATATTATATTTCCAGAAAATTTTGGTCCTAACCAAGGGTACCCTAGAGAAGTTGTGAATCTGATTTACAATGCTTCTGATTTAGTGGTTAGTACAACACTGGGAGAAGGCTGGGGACTAAGTTGGGTAGAAGCTATGGCAACTAAAACTCCTGTGCTTATGCCTAACAACACAGCTATAACAGAAAACATTACTGAAGATAGAGGGTACTTGTGTGATAGTGGTACTTCTATTGGACTCACTTCTGTGTTAACTAATGATAATGAAATTATTAGACCTTTGGTAGATACAGAAGATATGGCAGAGAAAATGATTCATATTTATGAAAATTACGATGAAGCAATTATAAAAGCCGTAAACGCATATAAATGGGTTAATAACGAATTAAATTGGCAAGGCAACGTTGGTAAACAATGGGTTAAATTATTTGAAGAAGTTTATAAAGAGTTGTTAATTGAAACTTTAGAAAATAAAGCAAACTATGACAAGACTAAAAAAATGATAGAATCTGAAAGTTTATAGTTGACAAACTAAAATTATGTATTATATTATATATATATTGAGATTAATAACATCAAGTTGAGTGGTTTATCCGCTCCAACTTGTGGTTATTAGAAAGGAAAATTATGAAATTAATCGATACGAATTCCACCTTGGTAAGGTCTTTTGCTCTTAAGCGCAGTATTTTATTTCTTGAGCTTAGAGTTTTCAGACTCCAATTTGAATTTTACCTACTCAAGGTAAGAAATTTTCTTCTCAAGGCTGAGAATTTTTTCTTGAAGATTATTTATGACAATTGAGTTATTTGCCATTTTTTAGGTTTTCATGTTTGAATTTAAATTAATAACGTTAAGTTCACTGGTTGCAGGGCTCGACCAGGAGCTTAAAACAAAGAACTAAATTAAATAAATTTTAACAGGCGGAAAACTGAGACACCTGCAATCCAGTGTAACGCCTTGTTAGGTCAGTATGTTACTTATGTGTTGCCCCATAGTGGGAAGCGGCATTAGATTGAGTAGCAATAATAGCAGATTCTTTAGTAGTACATGGTCTACTAATATTACCTGTCTGACCACATTGACACTTCCATTGTCCTAGAAATTTATTATTTTCTTCTTCAATGGTGATTTGAAAAATATAACCATGAAATTCATAGGAGGTAGTAGACATGAGTAAACCCCTTTCATTTAATCCATTTAGTGATTTTATTGGAAAAACTATTAAAGATATAGACTATCATAAAAATTGGATAGAAATCAAGTTTAGTGATGGAAAAAAAGGTGATGTAGTAGTTGGGTTTCCAAATAAAGAAGACAGAGAACAAATTATTCTTTCTGGAACTTTATATGATTGACCTAATGCTAAAAGTAACTGGCAGCAGGGGTATCGTTACTTTAATAAAAAGAATTAATTTAATTAAAACATAACAATTAAAAACTGAAGCCCCTGCTGTCCAGTTCACTTAATTGTTATATTTAAAGGAGTTTAATTATGAGTAATATTGTAAATGACCAGAATGAAGATGAGGATGAGGGCTTTGGGTACATTTATTTGTCAATTGGGCTAGATGCAGTACTTTTAGTAGTAGTTTGTTGTTTGGCTGTTAGGTCAATCTTTTTAACGATTGGGTGATAGAATATACTAAATAATAGAGAAAAGAGGGCAATTCTACCTGGTTTAGGCATTAAAACTTCTCCTTTGATTATGGGATTAATAAAAATAACACCACAGTTCAGTGTTTTATACGCTGCAACTTATGGTTATGAAAGGATAAAAATGATTAAAGTTTCAAAATTGTCTGAAAGTAATAGTAATTTTCTTGCTGCGTTGGTAGGTATGGGTCTTGCTTTTGATAAAACCAATGAAGGTTTAGAAGAAGGTATAGACATCTTTTTTGATGACGAGCAGAGGTATAATGACCTTTACCATACAATGTTAAATCGTGCAAAAAGAATGGCATTCAAAGGAAAAGGGCACAATAAATTTCTTAGAGCCATTCATTTAGATTTAATTGTTCAAGCTCCATGTGATTGGTGGCAACAACAAGCTACTTACACTACTGTAGATGCTGTGCAATCTACATCAACTATGCACATGCTAAATAAATCAGGTTTACTTAACGGAATAGATCCATTAGTAGATGATGTTATTTTAAATAGATATAAAGAATTGTTAACTGAAACGGATGATTTAAATATTTTGAAAAAAAACTTGCCTTCTGGCTATATGTATATTCGTACAATACATTTAAACTATATGACATTACAGCATATGATTGGTCAAAGAACTAAACATAAAGAGCCAGAATGGCCCGAGTTTTGTGAGCAAGTATTGGCTCAAATAAATCATCCATATTTTATTGTTAAGGAAAAATAATGAAAATAAAAGGTATAAGATATACAGGACCAATTTTTAATAATTCTGGATATGCTAGAGCTTGTAGAGGTAATATACTTGCACTGCATCAAGCAGGAATCCCATTGAACCTGAATCCAATTTCGTTTGAGGGAGCAAACCCAGAACTAGGAGAGGATGGTAAAATACTAAAATCTTTAGTAAATAACGGATCGGAGTATAATGTTAACTTTATTCATACTACACCAGAGTTTTGGCAGAAACATAGAATAAATGGGCTGATTAATGTGGGATTTACGATCTGGGAAACTACTAAGTTACACCCAGACTGGTCAAACTATATCAATAACAATGTTGATAAAGTATTGGTAGGATGTTCGTGGAATAAAGAAGTTTTTAAAGACAGTGGTATAACTATTCCAATAGGAGTAGTTCCACACGGCATCAATATGAAAGAATCTGATAATGTAGAGCCATTTAATATAAGTGGAGTAGACGAGAATGATTATATGTTCTATGGTATTTTTCAATGGACTGAAAGAAAACACCCTTTGGCACTGTTGAAAGGGTATTTCCAAGCATTTGAAGGGATAAAAGACTCAGTTCTTGTTTTGAAAACTTATAGAAATGACTATAGTGATAAAGAAAAGACCGCAATTAGAGAAACAATTAGAAGGCTCAAAATTATTATGCCTATGTCTAGTTATCCCAAAATTATATTTCTTTCCAACATGTTAACAGAACAAGAGATAGTTTCTTTACACAAAAGAGGAGACTGTTATGTTTCATTTGATAGAGGAGAAGGGTTTGGATTGTCTCCTTTTCAGGCAGGCTCAGAAGGAAATCCAATTATTGTTACTGGATTTGGAGGTTCAACCGAATATGCTAAAGAAGATAATAGCTATTTGATAGACTACCAGCTTACTCCGGTTTTTGGGATGCCATGGTCAAGTTCTCCAATCATTTCAGTTAGTTGTGTAGACGGTCATAAAAAGATAAAGGATGTCTGTGTTGGAGATTTGGTTTTTAATAAGAACGGTAATATAAAAAAAGTAATTAATGTTGGTGATCGACCCATGCTACTTGATGAGAAGATGCACTCTATTATACACTATTCTATGCCGACTGCGGTGGAAGTTACTAATAAACATAAATTATATGTATATAGGAATGATGAAATTGTTTTGTCTGAAGTTAGTAATATTACCAAAGATGACTATCTTATGGTTCCTAAACCTGTTTTATTTTCTGAAGAATTTTCTATAGATATGATGGACTATGATAATTTTAATAAATTTGTAGAGAAAGATGGCAGGGTGGTTTATTCAAGAGATATAAATAATTCTTTTGGTATTTATAGTAAAATAAATCTATCAGGGGATCTGTTTTATTTAATTGGACTATATTTAGCAGAGGGGTGTGTATACTCCTCGAACGACTGTGTTAGTTTTTCATTTCACAAAGATGAGATTGATACATTAGCAAAAAGATGTAAAGAGTGTTTAATTAGTGTATTCGATATATCCTTAGATCATTTTTATGAAAGAACATATGAAGATAGAAAAGGATATGAATTGATAGTCAGTAATGTTCTTATAGGAAGGTTTTTTAAGGATAATTTTAGGACAGGTTCTCATGACAAATATATACCTTATCGTTGGTGTTTGAATTCTAATGATGTTTATAGAAAGCAAATACTTATGGGGTATTGGGATGGAGATGGCCACATTAGAAAGAAAGGAATTAGAGGAGGTAAAAATACGCAGAGTCCAGAATGTGTAGCTGAAACTGCATCTAAGAGTCTTTTTTTATCTCTTAGAGACTTATTGTTAAGTATTGATATAGTACCCTCAGTTAGAAAAGTAATCAGAACTGATGGTAGGATTTCTTATATATTTTCTGTTTCCGATACTAACTTTGATTCTTTGTTTGGTATAATAGCCAATAGATTAGAATATACCGCATGTAAGATAAAAAAAGATACCCATTTTTTTGTCCGTGTGAAGAGCAATGACGTTATTAAAGATTATAAAGATCCAGTCTATAGTATATCAGTAGAACCTGATAGTGACGAGAATGAAGATGATGGAGGCAGTTATGTATTAAACGGTATTTCTTCTAGTAACTCTCCATGGTATAGGGGAGATCAGAACTGGGCAGAGCCAGATATTATAGATGGAGGTAAGAAAATGTTGCATGTCTATAATAATAGAGAAGAAGCTAAACAAAAAGGCTTGAAATTGCAGAAGTATATCTCAGATAATTTTTCCTGGGAAGTTATTGCAAATAAAATTATAAAAGAAATTGAGGAAATTAAATGAAAAAAACGCTTAATATTGGAGCAGGAGAACTTACACACGAGTTTTATCCTACTAATAATTATAAATGTACGAATTTTGATGAACGAGA